GACTACCTGATTTACAAAACAACGTATGTGTTGGAAAATCTAATAATAAAGCTTTAGCGTCAACTGGAGGTGCTGATACTGTAACTTCAACTGGAAATTTAAGTGGATCAACTGCTAATGCAACTTTATCTTCATCTCAACTTGCTCCTCACACTCACAATATAGGAACTAGACAACCAGGTGCTGGAGAATATCAAGCAGGTATTGGTAGAGGTTTTCACGTTGGTGCTATGGAAGCTGTTACTGATTCAGATCCACCTTCAGGTCAAGCTCACTCTCATAATTTGAGTGCGAACTTTGTTGGTGATGCAACTTCAGTATTACAACCGTATTTAACAACATTATATATTATTAAAACTTAGGAGAAAAAATGGCAACAAATGCAGATTGGACAGTAATTTTTGATGATAAAGTAATCATTAA